GGTAAAAAAATTGAGGCAAGGTTTAAAAATACATTGTTAAATACTATATATTATATAAAATAAAATAATAAAATTGGAGGAATTAAAAATGTTAAAATTTAAAAAATACGATGTAGAGAATCTGTTAGGGGAATTGCAGGACGACGAACAAGTCCTTGACCGCGTGTTAGATGTGGCTGGTGATGTTGAAATTAGAGAAGCAATAACAGAGACAGCTGATTCATCGGTCAGTATATGGAACAATGTATTATTTGAAGCTGTTCCAATACTGTATAATAGTGGCAATTATGATGATGTTATACAAGAATATGGCGATGCTGGAGACTTAATCAAAAACATTGGACAAGCATGGTACTATTATACCGAGCGGCAAATTTATAATAACTTTGACGAGATAGTGTTTAACTATGCAGTTAGAATTATTCAAGATCGCTATCCAGAATTTGTAGACAAAATAAAAGTCAGCGATCTAGCACTAGCACTAACAAATATTGATGATGGAAACAAGTTCGCAGATATCGAATCCATCGTTGATGAATTGGTGGAATGGATAAAAGGAGGTGATCAATAATAGTTGACAATATAACTATTATATAATATAATTCTAGTATACAAGACTTATTAAAGAGTAGGTTTGCCGTGTACCTGAGCAAATCGCCAAAACACGGCAATATAAAATAAAATGGAGGTTTTATCAAATGGCTAAGGATAAAATTAATTATGCATATACTTGTTACAGGTATGCATCGGAATCGTTCAAGGCATATGTTATAATCGGTAACAAAAAGATGATGTTTAATTTAGATTATGATATGCGTAACCAGTTGGGATATTGGGCAATATGCGGTCAAAGCAAAAAAGTAATAGATGAATTAAAAAGAATTTATCGCAAGAATACACAAATAAATAATAATAAGATTTGTTATGGTGTGTTTGAGTTAAACGACAAGTATACATATCGTTATATTAGACAATTACAAGCTAATAAATACGATATGCAACAAAAGCTGGTGGCATATAAAACATTTAAACAATATTTTGAGGCTAGGAATTGGGAAATAACAGAGTACACGCAAGGTATACTTGACGGTAGTTATAATACTATAGAACGTCAAGATGTAAAAAGAAAGCTAGATAAAAATAGAATATTTGAATTAAAACTTGTTAATCAAAATAACGTTTTACAGGAGGTAAAATGACATGGTAGAATTGCAAGAACCAAGATTGCCCAGCGTATTTAAGAACGCTAGGTTGGTACGTGTAGGCAAGGTATCTATTCACTCTATAGTCGATTTTTATAAGGCTATAGGTTGGAATGGAAAAAGTGATGTAAACACCGCGAAAGTGGTTGTTAATCCAGCATTTGCCGATCATTTATTTGCTAATTGTATATGTAATGGTGGCGATCCGTTGGTATGGCTATTGAATAGTCCAAATCAAGACAGCCATATACCATATGGTGTGGCCATGCTCCTTGAAGGGTGGCAAGAATAAATAAAAATTTTTGTGTAGGGTTTATAATATAGAGTATCAAAACTCTATATTATAGATACATAAATAATAAAATTGGAGGGAAGAAAAATGTTAGAATATAAAAAATACGATGTAGAGAATCTGTTACAGGGACAAGATGATGCCATGATGTGCGATGAGGTGGCATTTGAATATGAAGGCTATATAGAGGACGCGATAAATACAGTTGCGGATTTGTACGTAAGTATATATTCACATAAATTGTTTAACAATCTTGAAAAATTGTATAACGCTGGGTTTTACAATGAGGCAATAGGTATTGTAGACTTTAGCGGTGATATACTTAAAGATATACAAAACGCATGGTATATGTATAATGAATATATTTTAGACAAAAACAGAGAAACTATTTTGTATAACCATGCAATAAAATATATAAAGGATCATTACCCAGAATATGTGGATAAATTGACTGATGATGATGTAGCCGACATTTGGGATGTTGCATGTAACATGTATTTATACGATTTTGAAGATATTGAACAAACAGTAAAAGATTTTATTATAGAGAAGGTGAAAATATGAAGATAATTAACTTAACACCTCACGATATCAATATCTTGACAGATGCTGGGGATATAACAATCCCAGCATCAGGTCAAGTGGCTAGGTGCGCAACGACAAGACAAACTATAGATGTTATTAATATTAATGGTATCAATGTTAATATTAATAAGACATTATATGGTACTGTTGACGGATTGCCAGATCCTGCGCCAGATACATTGTATATAGTATCTGCTTTAGTGGCCCAAGCTGCTAAAGATAGGCAAGATTTGGTTATACCAGATGATTCTGTCAGAGATGACCAGGGTAAGATCATAGGGTGTAGGGCATTAGCAAGAGTGTAAAGATAGGGGCTGGAAGGTATCGACGGAGTGAAAGGCCAACGTGCAAAACTCCGGACCGGGGTTCGATTCCCCGCAGCTCCACCAAAAAATAAGGGGTGATATTATGTTAAAAATTGACATAACAGAATATAAAGATACGTTGATGCGTAAACACAGCGGATATGTCGCCGCTTTGGGACCATGGAAAGAATATGGTAAAACCAAAACAGAAGCTAAAAATAATTTACAGGAGGCTTTAAATTGGTTTATGGAAATAACGCAAAGCGATTTGCCGCTTGTAGTACATGCTTGCGATAGTATATTTGTATTATCATATACGTTTTATGGACTAGAAATCAAACGTATAGATGCAAATAATAAAGATTGCGGGGTGGAGTTTATGGGGCGTATTACACTACAAGAAGCTATTGCAAGGTTCCAAAATATAGTTGACCAGTATATTGATGCAGTAAATTATATTCAAGGGTGATAATATGTTATTGCAAAAGATAATTACAGTATCAATACTTATAATCACACTATATGGTTTATATAATACAGCCAAAGATATTATACGGTTGTATTATGACAAAACTTCTATATTTTGGAAAGAAGATTAAAAATGACAGAATTACAAGATTTTCTAATTAGAAAGGCGGTGCAGGATTTACTAGACAAACAAATTGTGCTAAAATTATATTATGCAATTGTGGATGGTATATTATGCCAAGACATCAATTTAGGCAATATATGGCAAAATTATGATAAATATATAAACGAATATCAAAATAATAAACAATAAATATTTTTATGCAGGGTTTAAAATATAGAGCGTTGAGACTCTATATTATAGATACAAAATAAAAAATATTTAGGAGGAATTAAAAATGGCAAATAAAGAAACAGCATTTGTATTGGATGATGGTGATCGCTATACATTTTTTATAGCGCATACAAGGGATGGAGCGAAGGTACTGGCTGCAACTTGGGACAATGGGACAACATCGGATACTATATGGACAGCGGATAGTACAACTATTCCTGAAGATATAGAAGATGCACAATATGCAATAGATAATTATGATTGGGCTATCAACCAATCAAGCGAGCTGTTAGAGAACATGAAACATTTTAATTTATATTGGAAAAATGATTCTGTTGAAATGGTAGATTTCTTAAACAATGGAAAGGTGGAAGGATGGTTGTCCGCGGGCCTTGTTGTTATTGATGATGAAGATAATGATGGAACGGCTGTATATGTTGATACGAGCATTGATGGTGATTTTATAGACTTAGTAGAACAATATGGACTGGAATGGGAATAGGAGGAAATAAAAATGTTAAAACTGAAAAAAGAAAACATGATGGATTTAGCGGATTATATTATGTTAAACGATTTGGCCGAATATATTTCGCAACAAGGTTTGCACGAAATAATTCAGGAAGAGGAACAAAAAGGCATGTTCGGCAATGTATTTGTAAACGTCAAAATAGACGATGAACCAGTAGTTATTGAGTATATGAACAATGGTACATGTTTTTTTTGAAGATGGTGAAGATTTGTCAGATTATAAGCTTGATGATATAGAGTTTTATACAAATGTTAGTTATCAGATACCCGATGGTGAATGGGTAGAATATGATTGGACAGATAATGTCGAATTTAGCGACGATGATGACGCATTGGACTGGGTGGGCGATTTTGACAAGGAAGCAATAGCTAATGCGTTTAAGTTGAACAGTGGAACAGCTAATGCGCCATGGGCGGGGTTAGAATCTATATATTTAGTAGCCGAAGATTGAAAGGAGGTATCACAATGACAAGAGAACAAGCTAAGGAATTGCTGGAAACAGCCAGAGAATCATTGGCAAATAGTGGTTATCCGTTGATATATAAATATGGAGATAAAATTAATATATCACGGGGAGACAATTTAGGAATTGCCGAGCCAGTATATAACCATCGGGCAGAAATATTGGTTAATACCGATGAGTTGAAAGATTTGTTAAATCCATATGAATATGATTTTGATGATGCTGTAGAGCATTTGATTGAAATTGTAGACAATGCGGGAGATGACAGCGATACAATATATTTGTGTGATTGGGATGGAGCGGTTGTTGTACACGATGTTGAAAGTGATGCTGTATACGAATACGCAAGCTGGAGAGATATTCCGGCAGATTGGGATTTTGGGTGCGATATAGAAGAAGTTGAAGTTATAGAAGTAATTGATGGTGTAGCTCATATATGGGGACATAGACAGATATAAGGAGGCGTTGTTATATGGAATACAAAGGGTTGATGATAAAAAAGGTTAAAGACCAATATATATTGTGCACTGGTAAACCTAATAAATGGGAGGAACTAAAGGAGGGTGAAATATATATAGGTGATATTATTGGGTGGTTTGAATCATGGGAGGATGCTAATATCATGAAAAAAATAATAGATGAATGTTATCCACCATGTGATTATGTGGAAAATAATATATAATAAAAATAAAATTTAGCGGCACATGAGCTACAACGTGGTGCAAGAAAGGCATATGATGAGAATAAATTTTTTACCGCAAGATAAATTATTAGGGTACAACCATGCAGACCTAGGCATGATAGGAGATTTTTACGTTGATTATATTGAAGGCGAATTAAAAGGCCAAAATTGGTGTGCATATGGTAAATTTATTCCATTAATTTGTGATAATATTGACAATACATGTGTATTACATTTTTGTCTTGAACCAGAATACGCTATAAAAATTGACGGTACACAAAGTGCTAAAGACATTTTTTGGTGTCCATGGATTAATTGGAGATTAGAATATAAATAAAAAATATGAAAAATAAATTGTGCATATGTACTTATAAAATATATAAGGAGGATTATACAATGGTGGTAACAAGACCATATTTTGTATTAGCTGTTTTTAATCCGGCAAGCGTACAGGTCACAGACGGGACAAAATTCAAATATAATGGTTATTTTGAATATAATTGCGTTGATAAGCTTATTGTAAATATTAATCCATATAATAGCCATATTATGATACATGTTATAAATAAAACAGAACCTAATATGACTCATGATATTCGTTTGAATAGCACAGTACATTTTTATAACACTAACACATATCCAGATAAACAACTGGGTATTAAGAGTGAAAATTATGAGGTTGGGTGCATTGTGACAGGTGGCCCGCAAAGCGAAATTCACAAAGCTGATAATAAGATTATAACTAAAACACAAAATGTAAAGTGCGATAATTGTATGTATGGTTATAAGAAAAATAATATATACGGGTGCGATAATAAACACGTGCAGACCTGTACAGGTCAGGCATGTCAATATTATCAACCAATTCAGGTAGACTATTGCCAATATTGCGGTGAACATATCCATAAAGGTATGACAGAGCATCAATATTGGGTAGGCGATGCAATGTTCCCGTATGCGGTGTGCTCGCCAGAATGCCAACAAGAGATGCTAACAAAAATTTCATTGTGGAGGCGATAGTATGAATCCAGCAGCATTTGCATTATTAACCATGGTATTATTATGGAGTATGATTGAACCTGCGCTGGGGTTAATTATATCGGCAACGAAACATAGTAAGAATATGCAGGGTCCAAAAGTAGACCCGATTTTACAGATAAACAGCGTGAGCAGGTATACACAAACTAATACAAAGGAGGATAAAAATGTACAGTACGATATTAGATGATTATAAAATGTATTTAGTTGGTGTTAATAAAAGTGACAATACCATTAAACAATATATACAAGATATAGCATCGTGGTATTCGTATATGGCCAACAATTATTTTGCGATTGACTCATTAGCGTTAAAAGACGTCACAATAGATCATATTTATGCATGGTTATATAAATTATCGCAAGACGGATGCAGCGCTTCTACAAGGCGTAGAAAGATTGCGTCTTTAAGATCGTTTTTTGCATATTTGCATATGCGTAAGATTATAGATAACAATATAATGCAGGATATCGATGCGCCTAAAATAGATAAAACCATACCAAGGTACTTCACCATAGAACAGTGCCGACAGCTTATTGATAATATCAAAGGGCGCAACATGGTGCGAGATAGACTGATAGTAAGCTTATTGCTTACAACCGGCATGAGACTATCTGAGCTTGTGTCTATTAATGTTGGTGATATAAAAGATGGGTATATTGTTATCAAAGGGAAGGGAGGGAAAGAGCGTAATGTATATTTAAGCGATAACATGGTTAAACAGTTAGCAGATTATACGCAGGGCTGCACCGATCCGAACAGGCCGCTGTTTGTGTCAGAAATCGGCAATCGCATATCTCATGATGTGGTTGAACGTATCGTAAAGAACGCAATAGGTCGAAGCGGGTTAAATATAGAGAACAAACGCGGCGTTGCTGTTCATACTTTACGACATACATTTGCGACACTGAATTATCAGAGTGGCAATATGGATATCAGACAGTTGCAGGAAATTTTAGGACATAGTAATATATCCACAACGCAAATATATACACATGTTGATAGCAATGCTTTAAAAACCGCAGTAAATCGCAGTCCGTTGGATGTTGTTGCAACGATTTAATAAAAACAGAATTTTATAAATATTTTTATAAAACTATTGACAATGATATTGTTTGTGTTATAATAACATTATAAAGGGCATATAAAATAATTATATACAAAAGAAAGGAGATAAAAAGTATTCGTGATACAGAAATTAGAGGAACTGATGAAGGAGGGACGGCGCAGGCAAATAAATGTTAATACAATTTGGCGTGGTGGGGATTAACACAGGCAGAAATAAAGATATTAAAAGAAGAAAATATAGAATTTCAGCACAACGATATGTTAAAACACGATATAGCACTATTGCGTTTGCCAAAACGCATTGTACGTATCGAAGATGCGGAAGTAGTCTTTGATATCAAAAGAGTACAGCGTGAGGTGCGATATTTGGTGACAGACAGGAATGGTATACAGAAATTAGTACCGTTTAGAGATTCTGATATGCTAATTAAGGCTACAGAATATGGTACTAAAAGCAATAAAAAACACTTGGATAATCCATCACATGCCATACAAGCGGCCATGTATAATAATAATGTTCGCTGCGAGGGCATTGATTTAGAAAGAATCACTGTTAATGATATTAGGCGTAGTCGGCTGATATGGCTATTATCAAGACCAGAATATGATATCGTGACAGTAGGGGCATTGTATGGTTTCAAGAATTATAGTGGCTTAACATGGCTACAATATATTGCGAAGAAAAAGTATCACATAACCGATGACACACAAAAATGATGTGTCATGGTTATGTGATATAATCGCAGTATCAGTGTAATTATAGAAGTATAACATAGCAATATATTGGTATTTGGTGATCATAAAATATTCATTGACAACTATTTCAGTATATGCTATTATATCAGTGCGAACATATGTTCGGATTTGTATAACGGGAGGATAAATCATGATTGAAGATTTATATGATAGTGGAATTATTAACTTTTCGCCCGAAGAACGCGACAACGTTCTACAGGAATTATTGTCTGCTGGTTATTATGAAACATGTCATGGGTATACATTTAGCGGATGTTTGGTTACGTTTTTGTTTAATGCGCAAGTATATAGAGATGCTACCCTGCTTACTGATAAATGTTTTGGATGGTTGGATTTATTGTGTGTGGACCCAAATACTATCGTTTCCACGTAGGCCGTGTTGCAACGGCTACTTTGCAAAAATATTTTATGTTCTAAAAATAATGCTTGACAATCAAACCATCATATGATATAATTATAATATAGGGGATAGATAAAATTTTAACTTAAGGAGTGTTTAACTAATGTTGGAAAAATGTAAAGGTTCTTTTAGAGTGGCTGGTATCATTAGAGGCAAAGACAATCCAAGTAACAACAACGGATATAAAGAAGGTGAATTTACAGACAAGAATGGCAAAGTGCGGAAATATCGTAGCATAAGATTTTTAGTACAGACATCACCAACCAATATTATACCAGTAGAATTATTTGGGTCTGAAAGGGATACTGCTGTCTTATATAATCGCCAAACAAAGGTATCGAAAAAAGTAGCATGGGGAATACGCCATAACAAACCAGATGAAGGTTATAGTCTGATTATTCCTGAATATGACTTAGTCAAAATAATTCATGAGTCGTTTCATGATGGTGATAGTGTTGTAGTAATTGGGGAACCTCAATTTAGCCAATATGTCAATAAAAATGGAGATACTGTTCCGCAAACACGTTATATTATTAGACAAATGTATAAGGCAACTAACGATATAGATTTTAATAGTCCAAATTTTAAGGAAAATAATAGCTTTTCGCAAGATATTATAGTTGATACTATGGAAATTGATGGTGATAAGCTATATATTCATGCTTATATTACGGACCCATATAAGAGTACAGTGGCTACTACTATGGTCATCGAAGCAACAAAGGATCAAGCATTTGCTCGTAACATGCTGGAGTTACAATCTGGTGACAAAATTAGGGTCAATGGTATCATTCGCAATGAACAAATTGTTGAAAATATACAAGTCGATGATGGATGGGGCACAAAAGAGAAGGTGGCTACACGTATCTATCGAGCGATGGAGGTAACAGGCGCTAATCCAGACACACTAGAACATAATAAATATACACTTGATGATTTGTTTGGTGTTAAAGAATCGCAAGATAATAACTCTGACTGGTTATTTAGTGATGAAAATACGTTACCATTTTAAGAAAACAAGGAGGATATGATTAATGGGATTATTTCAAAAACCGCAAAAGGAAAAAAGAGGTGTCAAGATATTAGTCTATGGCAATTCGGGTGTTGGCAAGAGCTGGTTTGCTTTAACATTTCCAAGATGCGCTGTAATTGATACAGAAGATGGGACAGTTCACTATGTTGACAATCCTAATATGGCGTTGCGTTTAGTTACGACATCGGCTAAAGAGATTGAAGATGCAATTGATGAATTGTCTAGGCAATATTTTAATGATATAGATACAGTTGTACTAGACAGTGAAACCAAAATGTATGAAAACCTGCAACATTCAGGGTTAGTGGTTGTGGAGCGTAGAGCCAGAGAAAATGGGCGTAATCCATTTAGCGAAGGCTTATCGCAGCGTGAGTGGGGTAAGATTAAATTAGTGCATAAACGTATTAATGCTAAATTAATTAATCTTGCCGCAAAAGGCAAAAATGTAGTAGTTACTGCTCATTTATCAGAAGAAAAAACACATGTTGGAGACGAGTGGGTTAAAGTTGGGGAAAAATACGACGGTGTGAAAGGGCTAGATTTTGATTTTGATATAGTAATAAAACTTGTATACGATAAAGAACAGAATCGTAGATATGCTGTTGTAGAGAAAGACCGTACCCGTTTATACAATATTGGTGACGAGATAGACAATCCATCATTCGATAACTGGAAGGCAATATTTGAAGAATCAGCCAATGCGCCAGTGGGAGACATTGATTTAAACAAGGGTGTTGAACAAGATACGACACAGTTTGACGATGTGGAGCTAGAAAATTTGATTACAGAAATTAAAGCTGTTGCCAATGAGAAAGCGTCTAATGGCAAAGCAAAACAAGTGATGGATATATTAACTAAATACAATGTGCAAAATCCCAATATGTTAACTGATGCTGGAATTGCAAATAATGTATTGTCAGAAATAAGCCAATTGTAGTATAGGGCAAACCCTATACTACAGAATCATAATTTAGATTATGATAATTGAAAGGATATATAATATGTTGTTTATATTAGGTATAGGAATAGGATTTCTCTTTGGGTTTACTGTTGCTGCGTTGTGTGCTGCTGCGGGGCGTAATGAGCACGATTAGAAAACTTGTATCATATTGTTTACTTGTTTTAGGATTATTTATATTATTACTGATGATGGAAAAAACGCAGCATACAATACCAATTCAATTGCCTAAAATAGAAACACGGCAGGAATTTGTCAGCCGCATACAAAACGAAATGCCAGATATTAATGTAAAAGAGGAGCCTGCGGTGCAAGCAACACCAGTTCAGCCAATACAGCCTGTGCAGAATCAACCCAAACCGAAGAAGCAACCTGCTCAACCAAGCAGAGAAGAGACGCGGTACGATTTTATTGCCGAGGTTACGGCTTATACCGCGTATGATGAAGGCATGAATGGCAAAGGTATAACAGCAAGTGGAGTAAAAGCCCGTCCGTATCATACAATTGCCATGAGTAAAAAATACCCATTCGGTACAAAAGTTAAGATAGAAGGCTTCGATTGCGTGTTTGTGGTTGAAGATCGTGGCGGGGCAATAACGGGCAATGATATAGATATATTTATGGCTACAAAACAAGAAGCATTAAATTTTGGAAGAAGAAATTTGAAAGTTAAGATCATAAAATAGGAGGCAAAATGGAACAGACTGTAATAAAACATATACCTGTAGAATGTGTTGAAATACAGTGCGATAGATGTAAAGGAACAATATATTTATATGAAGCAACTGATTTTAACCGTAAAGAGTTAAAACAAGAAGATTGGTTATTTTATCATGGTAAACATAAGTTGTTTAGACGTATACGCTATGAAAAAGCGGAAGAGGTCAAAAGGCTTTCGAATGCAATAGTACGTAGGCGTATATATCCTAAAAGAAGATTTATCTTTTTTAACAACATTGAAGTAATATGTCCAGATTGTATGGAAATATTAAGAAGTTATACTGGGAAGATTCGTACAACTAAATATCGTATGGAATATCGACCGACATATGACAAGACCACAGAAATACCATATGTTTAAAACGTTCTTTAAAGGCATCGTCTCCTGATCTAGAGCGTTTTATATATGCGGAGATTATATCTCCGCTATGCACCTGTAGTTTAACGGTAGAACGTTGGATTTGTAATCCATTAATTGGAGTTCAAGTCTCCACAGGTGCTCCATAGAAATTATCAAAGAAAGGGTATAAATTATGGATGATAAGCAAGTTATTGTTATTTTAAGAGAAGGCGATGATCTAACTATTCAGCACTGTCACAGAACAATATTTGCGAGATACATTACAGTTAGCGTTGAATAGACGGATGCGGGATGGTAATGAACAGATAACTACAGATACAGAACCATCTGACGACTGAGCAGAAAGCTTTATAACTGGTGGTGTGGAGTAGTCACTAATTTTATAGGAGGAATTTATCATGCTGATAAAAAGTCAAAATAATAAATGGTTATTGGATACGGCTGGGATATGTCTTGAAATTACTCCTAATACGTCGTATCAGATTGTTGCATATTCTTTAGCTAGTGATAACGAAACATTTATCTTATTAGGAGCATATGAATCCATGGCGCGTGCAATAGAAGTGCTGGATGAAATAGCCAAGTTTGACGGCTATGTATTCTATATGCCACAGGAATAAGGAAAGGGAAACAATGGATAACAATATGAATCAGATTATCATAGATTTGCGAGAATTGGGCGATGCACTCTATAGACAGCCTACGGATTGGCCTGGTTGTGGCGATACATGTTATAACGCTGCAGAGCTTATTGAGTCAACGCTTGTTAAACAGGACAAGACAGATAACCAAGTTGATAAAATAATAATGCGAGATCCAATGGTTGTAGCTATTGTTAATATTAATAATTTAAACATAGTCAAAGAATTTTGCAATGCGCACGGTTTGGAGTTCATTGTATTATGAAACATTTATTATATCATATTTCTGATGCATGGCACTTGCTTATCAATGGAGTACGCAATTTATTTAATTGGTTACCAGTTATATGGTACGACTCTGATATAGATTATTGGTATTTCCTGGCTCTTTTGAAGCATAAGCTAAAGAACATGGCCAACTATTTTGAAAAATACGGTCATGCTGCTGATAGTGATAAGTATGCGACAGAGATCCGCCAATGCATTGCTTATATAGACGCTATTTACTTGGGCGAAGGAGAACAGGAGAATATTGACAAATTGTGTGACACAATTAAACAAAATTTAACTGAATGGTGGGATTAACATGGAATATAAAGATATAAACATTATTTTGAAACCATGTAACAACGGAGATATAGTTGGAGATTGTTTGAATTTGTCGGAGACAGACTTTGCTATGAATAATAGTAATAAGTTAAATGATGATAGCAACAAACAGGTTGATATATCGCTAGATATACACCATGATGTAGTTGAACAAATTAGTATTAATTACGATAAAGAGACCGACACCATATATATCAGTTTTGGACAACCGCGTCCATCGTATGGTGAAGAAGATACACCAGGCATTGTTGTATTAAGAGATTTAGAAAACGACGAAATAACTGGAATAACAATGTTAGATTTTCAAAAGAAATTGGAAAAACATCCAATCGGTAAGCTTTTGTTGGAATATATGCAAAACACATTGAATATATAGGAGGTACAAAATGCGTACAGCGAAGGTTTTATATAATGGACAATGGGTAAAAATGTCATTTGTTGATCTGAAAAAGGGTGACATCTTCCAGTTATATGAAGAAGATGGATCTATTGTTGCAGATGATGATGGCAATGATACTTGGATAGCTACTGGTGATCTGGTTCTTGTAGATGATGTATACGGTATTTATGGCAAAGCGTATCAAATTGCATAGAATTGCTTCATACAGTAATAGAAAGAAGGACATATAATTATGTTATGTGGATCAAATTATGATATTAATTCAACGACTCTTGGCAATAACGTCATTGCCGAAGCAGAACAGTTTGCTTATATAGCGGATAATATAGCGTCAAGGTTATTTGCGGAAGGTAAAACAGATAAAGCAACACAAATTCATGATGCTGTTGGCGATTTGAACGATGCTATATATAGTATGTCTACAAACATGCAGGTAAAACCTTGGTCGACTACATTTAGTCGCGATTATACGATTGATAGAGAATCTCATAGTGTGTATGCAGCTATGCGATCTGTGCGCGCAATGATTAAGAGATAGAAAGGTCAATATTTTTATGAGGTTGAGCGATGAACAAATAATAGATATGAAGGAATATTTCACGCGTTGTAAAAAAGGTAATATATCGTCGTTGGTTAGCAAATTATCAACAGACGGCCTCGATCTGATTGAGACCATAGAAGCTTTGCAAAAAGAATTGCGTCAACCTTAATAGAAGGGGGATGGACAAATATTATTGTTAACTACCCACCTCTGAAGATGTAGGCTTGTAAAAGTCTTATTGTTAGAATAATCTTATAAGAAAGGAGGAAACCCGCTCATATCACCACTAAAGTAGCGGTTTCCTCACGGGTAAAGATTATTATGAAGTATTTATTTATATAAATTCAAAATAGCTCGCAAAGGAGTAGATTATGCAAACATTAGAAGATGCTGAATTTGGTACGTTATTTTCTCAAAATAATTTGCCCCAGCTTGTATGTTTAATAGGCGCTAGTGGTACAGGCAAAACAACTGTTGCAAAAGAGTTGGCTCAGCAAGGGTACAATGTTATCCAATCATATACCACACGGCCACCACGTGGCGATGATGAGTGGGGACATATATTTACAGACGAGTCTATGTATCAGCAGCATAAGCAACATGGCATTATCATGGCGGAGACCTTGTTCGATGGGCATTATTATTGGGCTACAAAAGAACAATATCGCGGACATGATATATCTATTTACGTAATAGACCCGTATGGAGCGAGTCAACTGCAATACACTGTATTTGACGCAAGAATCATCACTATTGCATTATATGCATCAGCCAGTGTGCGTATGGAACGAATGCTTAAACGAGCCAATGCTATAACGCAAGACGATATAAACAAGGTATATCAAAGATATGCTCATGATGCGGAGAAATTCAATTGTATTAAGTGCGATTATGTAATTAATGCAGATAGAACTATAGAAGATGTAGTCGGCGATATTAATAACATCATATGTTTTGAATAGGGGTATATTCCCGACGGCATTTCATAGCATATAGAAAGGAATTCGTATGTCTTGGATCGCAACTGTTTTAAGTTTGACTGGTAATCTGCTAGTTAACAAAAAGCGGGTTGAAGGCTTCTATGTTTGGATACTCAGCAATATCCTGTGGGTTATTATAGCGTTCAAAACGCCTAATATGGCACAAGTGGTGTTATTTATATGTTATTCTATACTGAATATCCATGGCATTATTTCGTGGAAAAGGAGCACGTACAATATTGAAAAGTAATATAGTTAATATAATACGTCAAATCAGCAATAATATTAAGTATCGATTAGCTGTTTTGTATGTTAATATGCATACTAAAGATGTTTGTATTGAGGGGAATGAACTACCCACGACTAAAGTCGTAGGCTTGTAAAAAGCCTTAATTGACTAGACCAAGGCATAATGCCTACGTTATCCGCATCATAGCACCTGCAAATATTATCTAACAAAGGGGTATAAATCATATGTGATACAAAATGCACTGCCCAACCAGCAGGCCAGATAGGAGGGTTTATGTATAGATAAAATCAGTAGTATCATTATGGCAATAATCTGTATTATAGTCATCATAGCTATGGCAATGATTTCAAACCCGTCATGGCACGGTTATATTACTTGGATGCAGGATTTTGCCGAGCGGGAAATGGCAAAAGAAATCAATGGGGACTCTCCACTGCATTTATTCACTAATGGAATGTCCAGCGATATAATAAGCGAATATCTGCATACATCAACAGAGTTTTCCAACTATCTGGTATTCAGCTTGTACAGGACAGATTTCCCAAACGGTTATATAACCGCACTTGGACTATTCGGCCATTTTGTATATCTTATACATTCCAATTGATGTTAAAAAGCTTTGTACGTTCGTGACTTCAGTCATGAGTAAAGAGCTGTATCATGAATAACAGTAACAAAACAAGTACGGCAGGAACTGTCGGATTTTAAGCCTGTGGAGATGGAGGTTACGAAATCGATGAAACAGGAATCCTATTACTTTAGTAATGGGAGGTTCAAGTTGTCAATTCCAGTATTGTTATTGTTGCTTGGCATAACAGAATATTTTTTGTATAAAACCTATAAATAGGTGTGTATAAAATTAAAATAATGCTTGACAATCCAACCATCATATGATATAATTATAATATAAGGGTATAGAAAGGGGATAGAATATGTTTGAAGTAGGCGATAAGGTTAAGTTTGGCGATCAGGTGTATACAGTAATACAGGTATCTGATAATGCAATTCTTATAGAAGTCAATGTAGTCGATGATAAAGGATATAAAGTAAAGTGGCCGCAATGGGTCAGTACTGATGTGGTTGAACCAGTTAATAAGCCAAAACGGAAAATACAAGTGAATAAAGACAAAGAAGTTGATGTTGAACTTGGGGTATTGCCAGACAGCGCAGAACAAGATATAACAGGCGATGCTGATGTCTAAATGTGTGTATTGCCATAGCGAGATTGCGCCAAATGATCTAGTGCAAGTTCCAAAACGTAATCGTCAGGGTGTAATTTATCTTCGCCCTGACGGGCAGCCAATATGCGCGCCCTATCATAAACGGTGCTATGAATTTGTATCACAAGAACATAAAGAAAAAGACGCTTTATATCAATATATCCAAGATAAGTATTTTTACAAAATGATTCCTCATGAAATGTATACAAGTATGAGCGACCTGCGCAATGGTAATACGTATGCTAACAAAACTCGTCGATATGCAGGGTATAGCTATGATACCATATTGGCCTGCTTAAAAAGTTTAGAACCGTATTTATCTAAGCGTATGTCGCAAATACAATTTAAGAATGACGTTGCAAAATGCAGATATATTATGAAAGCTATACAGGGAAATATAGATAGTTTTAGCAAACAATACGAGCAAGATAAATTGAAACAATCGGTACAGACACCAGATACTAATATAGAATTTGTCGATAATACAAATTATGTTCAAAATGTACAAGATAATATAGATTATGAACATATGTTTGATTGAAGGATGTGGTAGCTATTATCCAAGATATTGCGACTGAATCACTGGTACTCGGTATTATTTCACGTGAACCACAGTTACTAACAGAATATATAGAATTGATTAACCCTGAGGAAGATTTTACAGATAATAATTTACGTTTTTTATATACAATATTAGCTAATGCTTTCCTTAATCACGACGTGGTTGACGCTACTGCAATTAATATTGAAGTAAGCAAGCTAACACGTGAACAGCAAGAGATGTTTAATAAGCTTGGCGGCTATGATACGTATAAGCGATTAATGGATGTTGCACACGTACAACAGTCGTTGCAACCGCTGTATAATCAACTTAAAACTTATACACTGCTGCGGGAACTTGATAAACGTGGATTTAACGTATTGCCACATATTGACAAGTTAATTACCTTGACACCTGATCAAATACTAAAATCATATGAAATGCAATTAGCACAAGTAGGTAGTCAGATTAAAAATGTGCATGACAGTATTCCTATAGGGGATGGCATGACAGAATTTTATGAATCCCTAAAGGCTAATCCTGATATTGGATATCCATTACCATTTCCAATAGTCAATACATTGGCCAGAGGATTGAGGTTAGGTAAGGTATATGCGAGTGGTATGCATTCAGGGTACGGTAAAAGTCGTGAGGCGGCATATATATTGACGTTTACAAGTATTGTTAACCATGTGCCTGCCCTAGTTATTGTTAACGAGCAAGATGAAGAAGAATGGCGCAGCATGTTACTAACCTGTGTGGTCAATAACGTGTTTGCACCTAAAACAGGAATCACAATAGATGAAGATACAATATTAATGGGTAAGTGCAATGCGGCAGAAGATAAAATATGCCAAGAAGCCGCTAAGTATATAGAAGAAAATAGTAAGATACAATTTATAGAAACTGATGTATATGATTACACAACGTTAAAAATATTACTAAAAAAGCACAAGTTACGCGGAATTAATTTTGCAATTATAGACACATTTAAACCATTTCGCAAAGGTAATGCAGGTATGGATTCATGGGAAAAATTTGTAGCAGCGTCAGAAGAACTAAAGCGCATAGTAGGAAGTGAGAAAAAGGGTGGCCTTAATATGTGTTTATGGCTCACGTTTCAGCTCACTGATGAAAGCTTGATGAATAAGATACTAAATTCATCAAGTATTGCTAGTGGTAAACAAATTAAGCACAACCTTGATTTTCTCAAAATGTCAAGGCAACTGGATTATGATGATAAACAAAAAATACAATGCAGGATTTATCAGCCAGGCAATCCATTTAATAATCAAGTAATTAATCTTGATATGCATAAAGACTACTATTTATGTGTTATTGACAAAAATCGTGGTGGTAAAGACCACAAGGAAATTATATATGAAGTTGATAGGGGCAAAGTCATATTTAAAGAGTTAGGATGGGCAACCAGATACCAAGCTACCGCTAAAGAAAATATATCCGAAGGTAAAGAAGATACCGCCGAATAATTAATATATAATAGATGGGTGGTGAGGTCTTGCTGGCCAGTGATGTTAAGCGGCAACTTGATATTGATAAGGCGCTTGGGTTGCTTGAGTATCTTGGTTGCCAACATATTACAGTACATCGCGGCCAGATACGATGCTCTAACCCTGATGGAGATAATCCTAACGCGGTATGTGTATATACTGATAAGTGGAATGTTAATGATTATACACGTCCAGAATTTATGCATAATTATGCATACAAAGACATTGTTTCTTTTGTGCAATATACAAAAAATTGTGGGTTCACACAAGCAATAGATATTATATGTCAAGTATGTGATATAGCGTATATATCGCAAGATGACGGGGTTCCAGAGATTTTAAAATGGTTAAATTTTGTAGAAAATAACAAAAAAGATGATTTCAATAAAATGACTATTTTACCTGAAAATATACTCACACAATACATCAAAATACCACATATTATATGGTATAATGAGGGTATTTGTTGCAATACCCAAAATAAATTTGAGATTTGCATAGATATAGATAGTGAGCGTATAGTTATTCCTATTCGTGATGAATTTGGCCAATTAGTAGGTGTGAAGGGCAGGGCAATAGATAATATAGAACCTAAATACTTGTATCTATATCCTTGTCCTAAATCACAAATATTGTATGGGTATTATCAAAACCAAGATGCAATTACCAAACAGCATGAGTGTATTGTGGTAGAAGCCGAAAAATCTGTATTAAAGCTAGATTCTTTTGGTTATCACAACGCAGTTGCGATTGGAGGGAAGGAGTTATCAGATGCTCAGGCAGAAAAATTATTACGGATGAATGTTGACATAGTATTTGCGCTCGACCAAGATGTAACTGACGAAGAATTACAGAGTAATATTGATAAACTCAAATTACCTGTTAATATTACAAATATTTACACTATAAAAGATGAATGGGGATTATTACAGAGTAAAGAATCGCCTTGCGATAGAAAAGATATATGGGAAATATTATACAAAAATTTTAAACAGAAAGTATGAGGTAAAAGCAATGAATTTTCCACAAGAACATATATCGGTGACACAAATTAATATGTATTTACGATGCCCAGCACAGTATTATTTTCGGTATGTGGAGGGATTAAAAATACCCCCGTCTGGGGCATTGACATTGGGTAAGAGTGTGCATGAAGCATTTGAATACAATTATTCACAAAAGATAGATACTCATGAAGATTTACCTGTTGAAGATGTTAAAGAAGTTTTTGCCGATGTGTTCGATAAAGGTGCGGCAGAAACACAATTTACAGAAGATGAAAAACCTGGGGAACTGAAAGATACTGGTGTAGCTATTGTAGATTTATACCAGCGTACTCATGCGCCTATGATTCAGCCTGTTGCAGTTGAAAAAGAGTTCACTATTATTATACCAGAAATTGCTGAAGATGTGCCTCTACTGGGGTATATTGACTTAGTAGACGACAAACAACAGGTAATAGACCATAAAGTATATAAAAAAACTCCTACAGACAATCATGTGCAAACTGATTTACAATTGTCGGCTTACGCATTAGCCTATAATTATTTATACGGTGGAGTCCCCGTTAAGTTAGCATTAGATTGTTTAGTTAAAACTAAACAGCCTAAAATTATTCGTATGGAAACATACAGGACACAGACTGATATAAACCGATTTATTAATACGGCACACGGTGTCGTAAATAGTATAAAAAATGAAATATTCTACCCGAAAGAACAAGATAATTTTTTATGTTCGCCCAAATGGTGTGGATATTGGGGTCAGTGTCATAATCGTTTCTAAATATATGTTTCAATACAAGTATCAGATATATAAATACAACTATTAGAACAAGGAGAGTGTAATATGCAACTTTTAATCGAATTACTATTAGGTGTTGGCGTTATATTCGGTATATATGCTACATTTTATATTCACCTATTAATGCAAAAATCAACTATAGAAATTGAAATAATTAGCAATCAAAACGTTAGTCAGTTAGTTGACGACACTGTTGATAATATTCGTTTGCTTACGGAAGATATTATAGCTCAACTGGTGCAGGAGCGTAAAATACGCATTGAAACTGCGTCTGGGACCAACATATTAACGCAATTATCCCCGCAAATTTGCCATATGGTGCAATGCCAACTAACCGAATATATGCGAAATATATTAGCCATTAAGTTCACTGACATTGATGGCCTAATTCAGTCTATTGTCGCATCTTCAATACAAGAGTATTTATATTGATTGGGAGACAACAATGTTAGAATTAAATCAAATTTATAATATGGATTGTTTACATGGATTACAACAATTGTTAGACAATAGTATTAATTGCATAGTCACATCACCTCCGTATTATGCTCTAAGAGATTATGGTATTGATGGTCAAATTGGATTAGAGAGTTCGCCAGAACAATATGTAGATCAATTGGTTCAAATTTTTCGTGAAGCAAAACGTGTGTTACGTAAAGATGGCACGTTATGGTTAAATTTAGGAGATAGTTATTGTGGCACAGGAGGATTAGCAGGTTATAAGCGGAAAGATTTAATAGGTATTCCATGGTTGGTTGCGTTCGCTTTGCGCAATGACGGCTGGTATTTACGGCAGGACATTATATGGCACAAGCCCAATGCAATGCCATCATCTGTTAAAGATAGGTGTAATACAGCTCATGAACATATATTCTTATTGGCCAAATCTCCTAAATACTATTTTGATTATGTAGCTATACAAGAACCAGCGGCATATGATGGCCGACACGATACAAAAATGCACGGAAGTAGTAAATACCATACATCTATTATGCCAGATGGTCAACAACAGAAACTTGCGAATAGGGGGCATGAACGTTGGCAATGGAAAGATGGCGTACCAGTGCGTAACAAGAGATCGGTATGGAGTATTCCAACGAGGCCGTTTAAAGGCGCACACTTTGCAGTATTCCCGGAAGCATTGGCAGAGCTATGTATATTAGCAGGATGCCCAGAAGGTGGAGTTGTACTTGACCCGTTTATGGGTAGTGGTACAGTTGCTGTAGTAGCGCAAAGGTTACACAGGAATTATATAGGCTTTGAAATTAACCCAGAGTATATTGATATTGCTAATAACAGACTAGCTAAAACGTTTCTTAATTAGTACTATTTTGTGGTTTACAGAGTTGTAGGTTATCAGAGTGCAAATCTCTGCAAATGTTCTATGTAACTTCGAATGGGGGTATTAAAATATATTTTGATTCTTTACAATTAGTTAAATCTCCACTTAACTATACTGGCGGTAAGTTTAAGCTGTTACCACAAATATTGCCACTATTCCCAGAGCATATTAATATTTTTTATGATTTGTTTGGTGGTGGATGTAATGTTGCGATTAATGTTAACGCAAATAAGATTGTTTATAATGATGGAAACAAATTTATTGCTGAATTAGTCCAATATTTAGCTACTTGCGATGTTGATAAGGAATTAAATATAATCGACACGATCATCCAGCAATATAATTTAGGTAAAAACACTAAAAAAGAATATTATTATTTTCGAGACATGGTCTATAATCAAAACCCATCACCAAGGTTATTATTTATCTTATCATGTTTTTCTTTAAACTACAGTATTAGATTTAATCGTAGTGGCTTGTTTAATCAATCTTGTGGCAATAGAAGTTTTAGTCAAAACATGCGAGATAGATTTAAGCAATTTAATTATGCTGCTAAATGCAAAAATATAGAATTTTATAATAAGGATTTTACAGAATTTAACCAATTCAATCAAGATGATTTTGTGTATCTTGACCCTCCGTATTATCCAACTGTAACCGCCTATACAGAAAATAACAATTGGACTATAAATGATGAAATGCGTATGTATCAATATTTGGATATGCTTAATACACAACATGTTAAGTTTGCTTTGAGTAATGTTTCTGTGTATCGCGATAAAGGAAACACGGTATTAAATGAGTGGGCAAAACAGTATATAGTCCATAATCTTGATTTTGCTTATACAAATAATAACAGTCACCGCAAAAATAACACTGCGTTTACGCAAGAAGTATTAATCACAAATTATTAGGAGGTATGTATGGCATCTAAGAGATTACGTTCACCAATTTGGTGGTTTGGAGGGAAGGGAAAGATGGTAGCCAAGATTTTACCTTTATTACCACAGCATAATATATATGTTGAGCCATTTGGTGGCGGTGCTAGTATATTACTGGCGAAAGAGCCATCTAAAGTTGAAGTATATAATGATTTAGATAGTGGGTTAGTAAACTTTTTTCGAGTGTTACGCGATAAAGAAAAGTTTGAACAATTTTATCAAAAAGTATGTTTAACACCATATAGCAGAGAAGAATATTATTTTTGTCGTGATACATGGCAAAATATTGATGATGAAATTGAACGTGCATACAGGTGGTTTGTAGTAGCAAGGATGAGCTTTGGTGGTGATTTTACAAGTGGTAATTGGGGATATGTTGTTACAACTTCGTGCCGCAATATGGCTGGTCCATGTTCGTCGTGGTTATCTACTATTGATATGTTGCCACAGGTTAGCGATAGATTGTTACGCGTGCAAATTGAGAATAACGACTTTCGCACAATATTCAAAACATATGATACACCAGAAACATTATTTTATTGCGATCCCCCATATATACCAAATACCAGAAAGGGTGGCAAATATCATTGTGAAATGACATTACAAGACCACGAGGAATTGATTAATATATTGCTTAATCTAAAAGGCAAAGTAGTACTATCGGGATATAATCATCCATGTTATACAGTATTAGAAGATAATGGATGGCAACGCATTGAATTCCAAACAGCATGTACCGCGGCAGGCAGAACTAGAGGTACAGGTATTTTAGGGAAAGGTTCAGCCAAACAAAAACAACCACGCACAGAAAATATCTGGTTGTCACCAAATTGTGGTGCATAAAATTATTTTGTTCACAAAAAAATTTTTAGGCTGTAAGAATGGCTTGAAATAGCCATTCTACAGTACGAATTTCATTATAAAATCTGAATTTTATTACAAAAGGAGTGTTGTTATGCAACCAATTTTTAGTGAATATATCGCATTTCTAAAAGACAATGGTATAGACATTGGGTTACGCGAAGGATATCTGTGGCAAAACAGATTGTATATTGAAGGTTTTGATAAAAATGGTAAAATGCAAAATTTTGGTAGGCTACATGTTGATGATGATTTTAAGATAACATATAAACAGAAGAAATCAATTAATTATGACAAATTAATGTCTTGGGATGACTTAGTTCAATTTAATATTGACCGACTAAAACAATTAGAAGCAGACAGTATAGAGGCCGTAAAATATTTGCTAGATCAATATGCAGATTATAATAAGTATATTTGTCACAGTGGTGGTAAAGACAGTACAGTATTAACCAATATTGTACGCAGCGTAGATCCAACTATACAAATTATGTTTAATAATACATCAAACGAATCTGCTGACACCTATAAGTTTATTAAATCTTTTGATAATGTTTGGATAGTAAATCCTAAAGAAGGATTTTGGCAATGGATAAAAAGGAGTAACTTTGTTCCGAGTCAACATAGCAGAGGGTGTTGTGCTAAATTTAAGCATGAATTGACTACTAAAAATTTAGATACTCATAAAGAATATCTTTTATTTATGGATGTGCGTAATTCAGAGAGTAAAACAAGAGCAGATTATACTACTGAATATAGATATTCTTATTATCCAGAAAACTGGATGGCCGGACTACCAATTAGGCAATGGGACGAATTAGATATATGGTTGTATATATTTTATCAAAATTTAAATTTTAATCCAATGTATAGATACGGATATAAACGATGTGGTTGTGTTGTATGTCCATTTTTAACGCATCTTGAAGATGCGTTAAATCGATACTGGTTCCCTAAAACTATAGAACGATGGAACCAATTACTAATTGATTATTTTACATCGAAGGAATTATGGATAGCCTTACATTGTACTTTACAACAATTCCTGAATGGGGGTTGGAAATTAGGCGTATTTACCAACGAACCGTCCGATAAAGTAATACAAGAATTTGCGGAATATAAAGGATTAGATTATCAGGTTGCTCAAAGATTTTTCAATCATACATGTATTGAATGTGGTAAAAAGATTAATAGAAGTCAAGTTATAGCTATGAATCTTAAACTTAATGGTAGACAAACTAATATATTTTATTGCAAAAAATGCTTAAAAAAACAATATGGTATGGATGAAAACACATGGAATAAATATGTAGAAGATTTTAAACGACAAGGATGCGACTTATTTTAACCTTAATTTTAACAAGTATTAGGGGGTGAAAATTATAGAGTTCACATCTTGGTTTCTAAACATATATTTTCAAACTGATTATGGCGTTATAATCAATGATGATTGTTTTAATATATTCCCATATATACCTAATAAAAGCATAGATTTAATACTAGCAGATTTACCTTACGGTACGACAAAGTGTAAGTGGGACAGTATATTACCGTTAGATAAGTTGTGGGAACAATATGAACGCATTATTAAAGACAATGGAGCTATAATATTATTCGCTAAGCAACCTTTTACTAGCCAATTAGTTAATTCCAATTTGCAATTATTTAGATATGAAGCTATTTGGCAAAAAGATAAAGGAACGGATTTCGGCAACGCTAATCGCAAGTTTTTAAACGCACATGAGAATATATTGTTTTTTTATAAACATCAACCAACTTATAATATTCAATATTTGCATGGTGAACCTTATATTAAAAAGAATTATAGAAATAATAACGACGAAGATTTAAATTTTAAATCAGACAATTCAGGCTTATGGGTCAATGATGGCAAAAGAACACCAACAACAGTTTTGAAATTTGCCAGAGATAATATACATTATAAATCTAATTTGCACCCTACACAAAAGCCTGTTGCATTGCTTGAATATCTAATTAAAACATATTCTAATCTAGATGATTTGGTATTAGACAATACAGCGGGCGTATGCACAACAGGTGTTGCGGCAGAGAACACAAACAGAAGGTGGATATGCATAGAGAAAGAAATTGAGTATTGCCGAAAGGGTAAAGATAGGTTTATAACACAATAGATCGGAGTATGCAATGCAGAATTCATATAGATATTTTGCAAATACAGAATGTCAATTTTTCCCATGCCATGATATAGATACGCTAAATTGTTTATTTTGTTATTGTCCACTATACAATTATGAGTGCCAAGGAAACTATATCATATTATCCAACGGTATTAAGGATTGCAGTAATTGTAATTTACCGCATGTAGAAAATGGTTGCGATTATATAATAGATTTTTTGATGCATAAAGTTAAGATATAGGTTTAATTCAGATAATTAGGTATATTGTTCTAATTATCATATGTAAGTATAGCATGGTATGGATATAGAATTCATACTATGTTTGCGTTTGCCCTCCTTGTACCATGATTTTTATGGATAAAACATTAATTTTATATTTATTAGCGCAGATGCCAAAAACTTTGACACGGCAATATTTGATAATACCGACATAGTGCTGTTTAATACCGCATATTTAAGCCACTCGGTCTATGATAAGGCAATGAACGAAATAAGAAAACGGAATTTGCCAATAAAATATGTAAAGTAACACCATTTTGTTAATAATGTTTTATGCTTCACTAAAATAACGCTTGACAATCAGAGTATCGTATGATATAATTATACTATAAGGGATAGATAATATTTAGAAAGAAGGTTCAAGTGTGCAGAAAAGGGTTTATATCGCAGGACCATTAAGCGGATTACCGACTGGTATAGTCAACCAGTATCGCACCAATATCAAAAACACATTAGCTATGTATGATATATCATTTATTGATCCATTGTGCGGGTTTGATATTGATAACCCAGAACAATATGATCCACAACTAATTTTTGTTTCTAATAAGTACCAAATCAATATTTCCGATATATTATTAGCAGATTTTACGTTACCCGAGGCCAAAACTAGTATTGGTACTCTTGGAGAGGTTATATATGCTCACACTATTGGTAAATTAGTTATTGCTATTGGTGATGTCCAGCAGTTAAATCACCCTTGGTTAATAGGGAATATAGACATCATATCAGATAACTTAACCGAGGCTTGTGAATATATATCAATTTTATAAGTGTAAGGAGGAAATATGTATAAGATTAATGATGTAGCAATGAATTTGCTCAAACAAGATTATCTGCTAGATGGTGAAACACCCGAACAAATGTTTATGCGTGTGGCGAAAACTATTGCTCAAGCAGAAAAAGAAGAAGATCGGGAATATTGGACAAAACGTTTTTATGATACGATGATAGAAGGTTATTGGATTCCCGCTACTCCATTTTTGATGAACGCTGGGCGCAATAATATGTTCAGTTCGTGTTTTGTTATCGGCCAGATTGAAGATGACTTAAACTCAATATTTGATGTAAATAAGCGTGCTGCTAATGTGACCAAAATGGGTGGCGGCATCGGGTTAAACGTCAGCCGATTGCGCGAAGAAGGCGCACCTATAGGTTCAACAGGCGGTAAATCATCCGGCCCAGTATCATTTATGAAAATATTCAATACTACGCTAGATGTTGTCATGCAAGCAAGACGTCGCGGTGCAGGTATCATAGTAATGGATGTATACCATGCCGATATCAAGAAGTTTATTACCTGCAAACAAGATCACAAAGACATAACTAACTTTAATCTGAGTGTACTTGTAGATGATAATTTTATGGATGCTGTTGTGAATGACAGAGATATTGATCTGCGTAGTCCTTTAGGGTATGTGACCGAAACCGTTAAAGCGCGTAATATATTCAAAATGATAACAGACAATGCGTATAGACACGCAGAGCCAGGAATTATTTTTAAAGATGTTATTAATCGCGACAATCCCACCTTAGATGTGCTTGGACCAATTGATTCAGTAAATGCCTGCGTTACGGGCGAAACGATGGTTTTAACTGATAAAGGATATGTCCCGATAGCCCAACTTGCTGGTAAGACTACTAATGTTTGGAATGGTTATGAATTTTCCACAGTTGTGCCACAGATTACAGGATATAATAAACAAATATATTGTATTTATTTTGATAATGGGAAAATTTTGCGCTGTACTGATTATCATAAATTTTATATACAAGATGGATGTAATACGGTATGCAAGCAAGCTAGAGAATTAGCAGTTAGAGATATGATTGCACCATTTGCATTACCAGATGGCCAAGTATGCGATGATATCAGTATTATAGATATTAAGATCGAACCCGATCTATGCGATGTTGTGTACTGCTTTAATGAACCTAAGAGGCATAGAGGATGCTTTAACGGAGTAGTAACGGGCAACTGTTCTGAAATTCCATTATATAACAATGAAGCTTGTAACTTATCTGCAATTAATTGGGAAATGTTTATCAAGAATAAAAGGTTTGATACGGATAAACTTGATTATATAGTTGAGACAATTGTAAGATTTTTAGATGATGCTATTGAAGTTAATAACTATCCGGATAATATTATCAAGGAGGCGGTTTTAAGGACTCGTAAACTCGGCATAGGCAACATGGGTGTCCATGGCGCTTTAATACGCATGAATTTTGAATACGATTCACCGGAAGGTCGCAAAGTTGCTACGTGGTTACAAGAACGCATTACTAATACGGCTATTGCGTATTCTTCTAAGCTGGTTACAGAATTCGGGCGTGATTTGCCGTCTGCATGGTATGGTAGCACGTATGAGAAACAAGGTGTGCCACTTCGCAATTTATCTGTTACAAGCGGTCAACCTACTGGTGCGACGCAATTACTACTATCAGAAATATGCGGTAGTAGCGGCATAGAACCTATATATTCTCTCGTTACAAGGCGTAATATACGCGGTGAAATGGTGACTATAATCAATTCGACGTTTAAGGATATAGGTACACAGGAAGGTTGGCTGACAGACGACGTTATTAAGCAGATTATAGACAATAATGGGAGCTGTCGCGGCATAGATGCTATTCCAATAGACATGCGATATTTATTCAAGACGGCGTTGGAAATTTCATGGCAAGATCACGTGTTAATGCAGGCTGCTATACAAAGACATATGACCAATGCGATTTCTAAGACAATTAATATGCCTTCCAGTGCTACAGTCCAGGATGTGTGGGACGCATATCTTATGGCGTGGCAAAACGGATGCAAGGGGTGTACTGTGTATGTAGACGGGAGTCGAGACAATCAAGTGTTGAATACAACAAAGACGGATACAAAATCGCAACAAATATTACAGCGTGGGTATGTCACACCTGCTGCCGATATAGCTAAAAGCGTGAGATATAAACTCAGTACTGGATGCGGTACGTTATATTGTAATGTATCTTTTGATGATGAAGGCAATATAACAGAAACATTTATCGAATCGGCCAATGGCGGATGCCAAGTATTTACAAAAGCAACTAGCAGGCTAATATCACTAGCTTTACGTGGTGGTATACCGCTTGAAAAAGTTATAGACCAATTGGTATCCGCGGGAGCATGTCCTGCGTATCAATTTGCAAAAGGTAAAGGCGAACAAGTTAGCCCTGGTAAATCGTGTGCATCGGCTATCGCTAATGTGCTAAAGGGTTTATCCAAACAACACAAGCAATTGGACAATGTCCCAAATGTTGTTCATGATATACCAAATATAGGACCTATTAATGATAACGGCAAATGCCCTGAGTGTGGCACTGTGCTTATACACGAGTCTGGATGCGTACAATGCCCAGATTGTGGATGGAGTAGATGTAATTAAAAATTTAAATAATTAAGAAAGGACAACGTTATATTTATGAATCCAGAAGAAAAAGTTATGGTTGTTCCTGCTCAATCATTAGCATTTAGATATAGGACTGATAAAGTATCAGATTTATTATTTAATATTAATAAAAATATTAAATATATGCGACGTGGCGATGTCGAGCATGATTATAATTATTTACAAATTATACCATATTGTGTCATTCTAGATAATGCTACTAATAATATATTTGTTACACATCGTGTCAGCGGTGGAGATGATAGATTACTGAATCAATATTCCCTCGGAACGGGGGGTCATATTAGAGAGCCAGAAACAATTTACAATGGAATATTGCGCGAACTTAATGAGGAAGTGGGCTTAGGATTTAATGAATATGATATAAATGTACTCGGTACTATTCAGTCTGCTATAACTGACGTTGATAGAGTGCATTTAGCCGTAGTATGCATTATTGAACCAGAACAATCATATATCAGTAAGATTCAGTGCTTAGAAGATGAGCTAGAGGGTCAATGGATGACGTTAGACGAAATTGGTGCTATATATGACAAATTAGAATCGTGGTCGCAAATAGTATATAGTGCCTTTCGTGAATATAATGACACACTGATAGGTGATTAACATGTCTAAACAGTATCAAGATACTGAAGCATATCAGAAATGGTACCAGGCACACGAAGAAGCTGGTCGCCTGTGCCACAAATGCTGGTTTCTTTGGGCCGATAGAAACAGTGAAGTGCTGTGTATCGATAATATATGCACTGATGAAAATAGCGATACCTACGGTTCGTTTATCCCAGTCAGCTATTGTACAACATGCGACATGTATTTCCCTGCACATCAAGAACGGAGGAAATAATAATATGGGCAGAGCTAAAAAACCAAAAAGATTACAGGCCACATACATTGAGGGCAAACCATACTGCCCTCAATGTAAGACCAGGCATTGGGACGTTATTAAAGGCGGACTTGCTGATAATAATGAACATGGCATGTTCAAATTTGAAGGTAAATGCCGTGACTGTGGCAATATAATAATATATTGCAATAATATATAGGAGGCATGTTATGCAGGTTGAACTGATAGATGCGAACACTCATGGTTTAGAAACTGTAATAAAAGCATTAAATAAATGCCGCAATAAGGAATGTACTGAACAAACAATTAAACGGTGTATACGCAATAACGAATTAGCATGTTTAGAGTTTTGCTGGTTTGCGTTTGAGATAAAAGATATTTCGCGTGTTGTGTTAGCTGAAATAACACGACACAGACATTTTAGTTTTATGGTTGAAAGCCAAAGACATGTAGAACCAGATATGTTTATAGTGCCACATTCTATATATGCGAACGCTAATTTGATAGATTCATATAATGCATTTATAGGTCAATCTCAAATCCTATATGATGCCTTATTGGATAATGGTATACCTAAAGAAGATGCGCGATATGTACTGCCAAATGCAACAGCAACTAATATGGTGGTTGCTGGTAATGGTAGAGCATGGTTTGAATACTTGCAAAAACGCTTATGCCAAGCCAAAGTTCAGCCAGAACACTTTAACTTGGCTTTTAATATATGGCAAATATTAATGAAAGATTATAGCTGTATTTTTGGGTTCGCAACACCATGTCTAACGTGCAATAATCAGTGCAAATATGCACAAGAAACTACCTTAACTAAATAAGACAACTAATGGTATAGAAAGGTGTGGTATATACGGTACACCTACATGCTCATTCATGTTATTCATTATTAGATTCAATATCCCGATTAGAAGATATAGTATCTAAAGTCAAAGAGCTAGGTCATTCATCCATAGCTCTTACTGACCATGGTAACGTGTATGGCGCAATTAAAATGTATAAACTATGTAAAAAATATAATATTAAATTTATTTATGGTTGTGAGTTTTATATATGTGATGATATTAAAATTCATGATAAAAATAACCGTTATTCACATTTACTTGTATTAGCTAAGAACGAAACTGGCAGGCAGAACCTGAATATTTTGCTTACTAAAGCGCATTTAGAGGGTAAATATTATAAACCACGCATTGATTTTCAACTCCTGCAACAATACCATGAAGGTCTGGTTATATCGTCGGCGTGTATGGCTGGCGAAATATCAAGAGCATTATTGGCTAATAATTTAGATTTAGCAAGAAGTATTGCAAACCAATATAAACAAGTATGGGGTAATGATTACTACCTAGAAATACAAAGCCATACAGACCCTGTACAGCAACAACTAAATCAGCAAATTGTAGCATTAGCTAAAGATTTAGGCATACAATGGGTAGTTACTACAGATAATCATTATGTTAATAAACAAGATCAAGAAATTCATAATATATTTGTCAAAATAGGAGAAGCGCGTGAAGCTGGCGAAACATACAATGACTGTTATTTACAAAGCGAAGATGAAGTACGGTCAATTTTAGCAACGCACTTGCCTATAGAAGATATTGATGCAGCAATCAATAATACAGATGTTATTGCATCAAAGTGTAACGTTGATATACCGTTATCGCCCCCTATTATGCCACATATAGATATACCCGCCAAATATCCGTCTGAAATGGAATATTTAAAAGATATATGTCGCAAAGGATGGCTTGACCGCGGTATTCATAAACTAAACAAAGAACAACAACAAATTTATTTAGACAGGTTGCTATATGAGTTTAATGCCATCGACAAAATGGGATTTGCGGGTTATTATTTACTGGTATATAGTTATTCTAATGCTGTACAGCGTCGTGGCATAGCCAGAGGGAGTAGTGGTGGTTCGTTAGTAGCGTATTTAATGCATATAGTAGATATAGACCCTATTAAATATGGTTTATATTTTGAACGTTTTATAGATGTATCTATGTTAGATGCATTAGAACAAGGCCAAATTAAGCCAGAAGAAATAAAAGTACCTGACGTAGACCTTGACTTTGGTGTACTGGACAGAGAAAAGGTATTACAACATATAGTCAATCAATATGGTGCAGATAGAGTTGTTAGCATAGGCCAATTCACATATATGCAAGATAAATTGTCTATTAAAGATATAGGGCGTGTATTAGATATACCGTATGCCGAAACAGATGCCATAAGCAAAATGATTGACGATTATGGTATAGAAGAAACAATAAACAAATACGCCAGACAATATCCGAAATTATTTAAATACGCTAAAGCAGTGTCAGGACTACCGCGTAGTTTTGGCGTACACCCGTCGGGCAAAATTATAGCTAATCGCGATATGGAATATTATAACGCTGTTGGCGAAAATAACGGTGAACTAGTGTTGCAGTGCGATATGCACGATGCAGAAGATTTAGGATTGGTTAAAATTGATTTGCTAGGTCTGCGTACGTTGGATGTTATATATGACACGCTGGCAATGATACACAAAGATTACAATTATATTTCGCCACTTAATATTGATTTTAATGATTCGGAAGTATGGAATATGTTTTGCCAAGGCGACACCAGCGGTATATTCCAATTTGAAAGTGGTGGTATGCGTCAAGTGCTCAAAAAGATGCAGCCAACATGTATTGATGACCTTGCTGTAGCCAATGCGTTATATCGGCCAGGGGCAAAAAGATATATTGACAATTATATAGCACGTAAACATGGGGAAGAAACGTATAGTTATATTCACCCAGACCTAGATCCTATATTAAAATCTACATTTGGTATTATCGTATTCCAAGAGGAATTAATTGATATAGGCAGATTGGCTGGCCTACGTAACCCCGATAACTTACGCAAAGCTTGTGCAAAAAAGATACCTGAACTCATGGATCAGATTAAACCTGAATTGCAAGAAGGACTGTTAAAGAGCGGATGGACAGACGACCAAATTGAGCAATTGTGGAATGATATGCTGGATTTTGCAAAGTATTCATTCAATCGTGCTCATAGCTACGCATATGCTATTACAGCATATATTACAGCTATGCTGAAAGTGCATCATCCGGTAGAATTCTTTTGTGCCTTATTAAACTCGTATGCTGGCAAATTTGATAAAATTTCAGAGCATGGGATTGATATAATTGAACATAAAATTACGTTTTTACCAAGCTCATATAAAAAGTGCTCCGCGTTATGTACAGTAGATAATAATGCTATTCGTTATGGTATCGGATTGATTAAGCATTGCAACATCCAAATTGCCGACGAATTGCAGAAAATCAGTAACAAACAATATAGTAATTTTATAGATTTATTAGTAGATATTATAGAAAATACCAAGATTAATACCAAACAATTAAAAATACTGATTACTTTAAACTTTTTTAGTGAATTTGGACACAATGGTAAATTACTCAATATATTTAATAAATTTACAGAACGATATAAAACAACTTATGTTGATAAAACTAAACGAAAACGACTGGAAGAAATTAGACAATATGCACAAACACTTGATGATAAACCATTGCCAATACAGGAACAGATCATAGCTGAAATGGAATATCTCGGCTATGTGCAAACTACAGCTCAAAGCCTTGGCCGAGAATACGCAATGATAACAGATATTAATACTAAATATACGCCCAGACTAAATGTAGTATTGCTATGTAATGGCGAGTCAAAAGTATATAAAGTCAAAAGAGACATATTGTATGGAAATCCAACACACGATAATCCGCAAGTGCGGCTGTTGGTTAATAAATATGACATTATACGCATTAACAATATTTATGAAAGACCAAAGGTTTATAAAAAAGATGAGGAATGGGTGGAGACGGGTGATATAGATGAATATATATCATCGTTCGCTATTGTGCAAAAATATAGTGTATAGGAAGGATTATAGTTATGTCTGAACAACCTATTGACAGGAGCAGGCTAGGTAAGCGTAGTAAAGCAAAAGGGAGGACTGGTGAAAACGAGGTTGTAAAAATTCTGCAAAATAACGGAATACAGGCCGAACGTATTCCGTTGTCAGGTTCTCTTAAAACACAAAAATATAGTTGCGATGTTGTAATGGGAAATGGTAAACGTATAGAAGTAAAACGTCGTAAGAATGAGTTAGCCACAATACAAAAATGGCTAAATGAGGACGAAAACAGCAATTATGTATTCTTTCGTGCCGACAGAGGAAAATGGATTGTCATTATGGATATAGATGAATTTATAGAATTAGCTTCTAATACAGCCCCGAAAGGAGATAGAGAAGCTTGTCGGTAGAATTATTACAAACTAATCCAATAACACGTGTAATAATTAATGGTGTAGAATATACGTATGATACAAACAATAAAGTGTTCAAACGATATGACGATAAATCTAAAATGTGGGTAACAGTACGCTTTAATAATAATGATATAGATAATAATTATATATTACAGTTATTAGCAGCCAAATAGGGCTGCTATTTTTTTTACTTGACATGTTGACTTTTCATATGTACATGCGTATAATAGATAATGCACTGACTACGGGGCAGTAGTTCAGCGGGAGGACATCCACTATAGTTTTGCACCCCTACAATTTGTAAATATTTTTCTATATCCATATTCAAAGTAATATCTATATTATCCTTATAAACGACTATTTTATCAATAATAAAGCTCAACATAGATTTTTGTGTATCAATATCAGCCTGATTAAATTTATCTTCCCATAAGGTGTCATAATTTTATCCTCCAATTATTATACTTTTGCACACTATTATATAGCTAATAATCTTAATTGTCAATAAAAAACGGGTTGTCAGCATACACCAACAACCCGTTATATAACACATTTGTTATTTTATGGCAAAATTAAGTATAACAAAAAGTATACTTATTCCCGATATAACTATAGATAGAATTTTAATTGCCCCAGCTAATTGTCCAGCAATTCTTTCTGTAGCTCTTGCTGTTTCTTCCACCTTTGTCCTCAAGCCATTATAATCTCTAATTAACGTACGTGTTTCTGCCATTTCTGTACGCATTTCTGATATGTCGGCTTTGACCTCTTGCAGCATTTCAAAGAGAGATTTATTATCATACCAATTGTTTTCTTCCATATGTCTGTACCTCTTATAATACGAATTGATTAGGGTCTATCCTAAAAATCTTACTTAATGAATCTTCTTTGTGTTCCATGATATAGTTTTTAGTTGTTCCAGGGTCAGAATGATTTGCCAATACTTGTAAATCGCTAAGGTCAACTTTAATTCCATATTTGTTATTGCCAGTTGACAGATTTTCTAAGCGTGAATGGCGCAGAGAATGTGGGTTAAATTTAATTTGTGTGTTAAGCAATTGAGTTAAAATACGAGACATATAACGGCACCAATAGTCAGGCGAACCATAACCGCACACTTCTTTGCTGCCGTCTTTTTTAACTTTAACAAACAGTTCCTCAATATCATCGTCCCCGCGTTGTTTTAAATACTCCCTAATAATATCCTGCGTATCTTGGTCATAATATAACCTGAATTTTTTGCCACGTTTGCCGACTACCATGTTTGTTGTATAACCATCAAGCAATCCGTTTTTCAATATTTGCAGAATTTCGTTCTTACGGCCTGCCGTAATATATGATAACATTAAATACATAGCAACAAGCAAATTATCGCGTCTAATAAGCTCATCACGCAACATATATATCCATTCATCTTTTAAAAATACAATTTCTTTAACCGGGTCTTTAGGCAACCCTTTTATTGTATGTGCCACATTATTTTGATAATCTATCTCATCATCTTCTTCAAAATAACTTAAAGCAGAACGTAAACAACTTGCCAATCTATTAATTCTAGCATTTGACATACCCATATCTTGGAATATCAAAACCAATTTGCGTATATCTTTACGTGTTAATTCGAGTAAACTTTTATTATCAAAATGCCGATATAATAATGTGACAATAATTCTCATGTCATGTTCGTACTGATATATAGTTTTAGGGCGCTTACCTTGCGCCCTTTTTTCATCTAAAAAGTCTTGTATCAACGCCTTGTTTTCACGTGATACTTTAGTTTGGAATTCATCAGGATTGACTATCTTGTTTTGTGCCATTATTATCACCTAATTTGGCTTGTAATTCATCTACGACAACTTGCAGTGCTGCAATTTGTACGGCCTGTTGTCCTATAATCATCTGTAATTTCTCTATTATTTTATTTACATCTACATCCATAAATTGCTAACTCCCTTCTTGTATATTATCCATCTGAATCCATCGCGTATCTTCGTGTTCAACACGACGTCCGACCACTAATATATCGACTGTTTTTGGTATATCGGAATGTACTATAAATTTATCATATTGTTTACTCATAACTCCTACCCCATTATTATTTTCTATAAATACCGAATAGTCATATAAAGCTTGCGCAGTTTTGTCGTCTAGTAATATTTCATTGTCACCTGCTATTAGCGATACATTGCGCATTATATCAGCTATTAAAATTTCCGGAGCATCAATAGGCGACATACCTAAGTTTACACCATCAATAACAATACTACCGCCAGTTTTGGTACCATCGGAATTAAACCTATGCTTTACAGTGCCACCAGCATAAATCGCTACATTCCCGCTAGAATCTATAGATATATAATCGCTTGTTGATTGTTGTAAACGCAATATTCCACTAGTAGTATCAATACGACAACCATATGAACCAATATATATTTGATCAGAATTATGACTTCCGTATAAATAATCTGTATATATATTATTACTCCGTAAATGCGTACTCCCTAGAGTTCCATATACAGTAACGTCCCCACTACCGTCATATCCAACTATAGCAAGTGTATTTCCAAATGTTGCTACTTTTGGTGCGCTGTTTGATGGCCCAAACTGTAAAACTCCTCCAATACCACCATAATCTTTATATAATATAATATTCTTACCCACATTCATATCACCAGTTGCATATATGGTGACACCAGTTAATGTTATACCTGTTAGTGTTCCAGTAGTAATATTACTAGCATTTATATTTGTAACATTAACAATACTTGCATCAAGCGTGCCTCTAATGTATGCTGCATCAACATGAATCCCATTAGTATCAATGTAATTAGTAGAATTAATGCTAATTTTTTTATTTACACCATCAATTACAATAGGACTACCAGAACCAACCGTTACAGTACCAATAAACTTACCATTGTTGCCACCTATTGTTGGAGATATTACGCTGGTACCGTCGATAAACGTACCACCAACATACTGTCCGTTGACCAGTTTATTAAGGTTTTCAGGTGCACTATCCCATTTATCTTTATTATTAGTTACAGTGTCTGACGTTTGTGACGAATCAGCTAAAATTGATTCAATAGTTTCCATTGGGTCGCCGATCTCGAGTTCACATTGCCATGGTTGTAATACATTGTATTTATAGCGGATAATTCGCACATGCGCACCGTCTGGTGATAACTCTGGATCATATATATCGACAATATGACCGATATCAAATATTTCGTGTTCATACCCAGGTAATGTACGCACATCTACAATACTGACCTTATAATTAACGCGGGGCTTTGATAATTTAGCTAAATCTTCTATGGCTTTGTTTTTGAGTTCTGTTTGATTGTCAATATCAGGATATTGCATGATATCCTCTAATACCTGATCGGTATACTGGTAGTTCTCTAAATATAAGATGCCGTTATTAACGTTAGCAATATTCAAATCCTCTTTACCAAACGGATATAATCTGGTAGTTATATTGCAATCTGTGGTACGAGTAATGGATTTCTCATTTTTAGCATATTGTATACGGAATCCAGTATAAGGTTGCCACGCATCTTCGCTGCGTAGGCTCACAGTGTGTGCGAAGCTGTCCCAAACTAAATATCCGCCCCATATTTTTTGCACCTCATTTATATTAGCAAGGGTAGACAATTTTTCTGTTTCTAAGTCATGAATATCGCTACTGTCAACAGACCCAACGGTCCAATCAGTATTTTGCAACAGTTTGGATAGTACTGTATACGCACTTGACGATAGAATAGTTACAATTAATTCGCCAACTGGTGTCCCTGCGGGGGGGATGCTTGGAAAATTTTTGCTTAATAATATCCAACTTTCCTCAGCTTGCACTGTTCCCCACACAGTACGCCCTTCACGCGTGTGTTCAATTGCAGACTCGTTTAGTATTATAAAATCTTTTCCATCACATTCGATAACATTCTGTGGAGTAATATATTGCCATTTACTGCTGCTTAATGGGAGAGAAAATGACAACGTACATGGGCCATTGAGCTGTTTGTCTATCCATACATCTTTTAGATTATCGGATTCCGGAGTAATATATGCTAAAGGCAGTCCATCGTGTTTGATTATTAACATGTTTACACCCATCTTTCTCTATATGTGATTGTTACTGCCGCTGGATCGACGCCCTGTATTGTAACAACGTTATCACCAGGTATAAGTTTAGAATCAATACCGTCAACATAGCCAACCACATTGTTATCGCCAATATATGCCGTAAGATTGTGTGTATCAACATTCAATATATCACCATCTAATATAGAATGACTAAATACAATAAATTGGTTATTTATTTTAATAGATATAGTAGAATTCGCAGGCCCACAAATTGTTATTAACATAGGACATGCAATATTTCCATTATTAACAATAACACCATCACCGATATGTGTTTGAGTGAATGTTGCATATATATACGGGTCATTCATTTTAAACGGTATAGTCACTTCAAATCCGCTTGGGTATTGCACTAAATCAATTTGCCCACTATATTTGACATAATGCACTTTCTGATAATCGTCTGCAAATATCAACGTTTTATTACCCATTGATGGATTTAAAGATTGAGCCATCTGTCTTTTTAATGCATTAGTACGTTCTGCATTGTTAGATTCTATAATACCATGTAAATTGATAGCGCGAGCAGCATAATCAGTACCAAAATCTAATTCACCATGTCGCCCAGGAATTGTTTCAACATAATCTTTAGTAGACGGCATTATATCAAGTCTGTAATCTGACATAATATACATACCAAATGGATATAATATTCCGTCGGTAGTTATAACATAATTAGCCGCAACACCTGTACCATATATATCAGCAACTGCACTCACAACGTAAGGATACACATATAATACACGCCGCGTATTAATTGTTAACATAATATTTGCAGTTAACTGCAGCATATTAGTGCGGCGTATACGTTGATATATTATATCCTGAACATTGGTGTTGCTGGATATTAGACTATTCCCAAATACAGATTTAATAATTTGAATATCACACAATGTATTGCTTGCTAATAATGCATGACTGACCATTTTGACAGATGTATTGCAAACTATAATCGAGTTACTTGTAATATTACTTTGGACTGTTTGGAACGATGTATCATTGTACATCGCTCCATTATATACATAACTATTATACATAGCGTTAACAGTATAAAACTGTTATTTCACCGCCTTATTGTTGAATTGGATAATCATCTCCTGTTATCTCTTTATATTGTTCAGGCGTTATTACACCTTTTTTAACTGCTACAGCCACCATTTGTTTATTCCACAGCCCTCTATCATAGTTTTTCTTTATCATCTCGTATGTCATTGTTACACCTCCTATACATCGTCAGGCATTGATATTAAATTTTGGAATTCCAATGCAGACGCTATTCTTTCTTCGGCAGTAGGTTCGGGTGCAGGCGGATTTTCCTCGAAGTCTGATATAGCGTCCAGCACTTCTTGGTCTGTCATATCATCTGTAATCGGTGCCCCTTGCTGCTTATACATAGCCTTTGTAGCCTCGAATTCCATAAACACACTCATGGATATTGGGTTATCGGCTATCACCCACTTTATGCCGGCGATAGCCGATGCGGGAAATCTCTCATGTACCTGCTGGGGGGTTAATACCTCTCCTATAGGTGTAACTAGATTATCTGTACCGTTCCATATTTTGTAACGCATAATTAAAAACTTCCTTTCTTGTATTTGATATATCCTGTAATAGGGCAAGCAACTGTTAGAACTGTATTTGCTGATGTAGTAGTTTCTGTGTCGGAATTTAATTTATATTTGCTGCCTGCTGTTATGGTAAATATAAATGGTAAATAGTACGCATCTACTGCTGCTGAATAATTGCTAGCATAACCACCACCAAACAGTGCATAATTACCAACTGTGGTAGCTGCCAAATAATACCTTCCAATCGACAGTGCAGTCGGTGTAGTGCGTGTGAGTGATGTATCGTACGCATCTACTGCTGCTGAATAATTGCCAGTATAACCACCACCAAACAGGGCATAATTACCAACTGTGGTAGCTGCTAAATCACGCCTTCCAACCGACAGCGCAGTAGGTGTAGTACGTGTAAGAGATGTATCGTACGCATCTACTGCTGCTGAATAATTGCCAGCATAACCACCACCAAACAGGGCATAATTACCAACTGTGGTAGCTGCCAAATAATACCTTCCAATCGACAGTGCAGTCGGTGTAGTGCGTGTGAGTGATGTATCATATGCATCTACTGCTGCTGAATAATTGCTAGCATAACCACCACCAAACAGTGCATAATTACCAACTGTGGTAGCTGCCAAATAATACCTTCCAATCGACAGTGCAGTCGGTGTAGTGCGTGTGAGTGATGTATCATATGCATCTACTGCTGCTGAATAATTGCTAGCATAACCACCACCAAACAGTGCATAATTACCAACTGTGGTAGCTGCCAAATAACACCTTCCAACCGACAGCGCAGTCGGTGTAGTGCGTGTGAGTGATGTATCGTACGCATCTACTGCTGCTGAATAATTGCCAGTATAACCACCACCAAACAGGGCATAATTACCAACTGTGGTAGCTGCTAAATAACGCCTTCCAACCGACAGCGCAGTCGGTGTAGTGCGTGTGAGTGATGTATCATATGCATCTACTGCTGATAAATTACTACTCACATACCCCCCGCCAAACAGGGCATAATTACCAACTGTGGTAGCTGCTAAATAACGCCTTCCAACCGACAGCGCAGTCGGTGTAGTGCGTGCTATGGACGCATTAGGCGGCATATAGTTATCGTATGTTATAGTTGCATATCCACTCCCGCCGCCATGTCTTGATATAATTCCTTCTGCCAATTATCTCACCACCTTGATTTGTATTGGCAAACTAACAGTAGGTTTATCAGTAGCATATAGTGTAATAGAATTAGCCGCTGTTGTCACACGATAAATATAGCCCCATGCCTCTATACGCGCCTCATCGGTAGCATATGTGCCGCTCATAACAACATCAATTATAGGGGTATCAGTAGCTAATATGCCTGTTACGGTTTGCGTTTTTGTATATGGTGCGGCGCTTCCATTCCATGTAGTATCAAGTGTAGTAGTATACACTACAGTTGTAGCTGCACCTATATCCGCAGGAGATAACGCATCTGTACCACCCGTAGCATGATTAGACACATGGTTAAAATCGGTTATCTGTGCGCGCGTATGGGTGTGAACACTTAAAGCATGACCACTATGAGGGGCAGCCGCATCAATATGTGTTTTTGCATTAGTAAGCGTTGTATCAGGAGCATCCCACCAATTAGTTTTTCCAGTTATAGATTTAATGCGATTGGTTAACCAGCTTAATATTTGTAATAATGTACCGTTTCCAGGACTAGACGGCGATTGCGTTTGGTTAGGAGACAATACTTCCAAACTAGACACCAATTCAGTAATCGAACCAGCAGTTGGCCTATTTTCTACTATAGTTCCGTTATTATGACTACTTGCTGTTGTATTTTCAACAGCACGTGTAACAGTTAAAGTATTAGCATTAACACCTGTTACTTCCATAATTTCGTCGTCAATAGAAATTCTAAATGGGGGTGAAGGGAAAGCCGATGCATCAGATATAGCAAAACTAGTAGCGGTGTTCGTTATATTTTGTGTAAGAATTGTGCGCGCATTGTTAGCAGCGTTTAATCTTGACATAATTTGCCACCTCTAGTCTATACTGATTGTTAACTGCCCGGCAGGTATAATCAACTGATCGGAGGCTAATATTACTTTACTGACTGCTAGTGGACCATAATACAATAAATTACCACCTGTTGCAGCGTCACGAATACCAACATATGCCACAGTTCCCCAGTCGGCAGTAGCTAATGGAAACACAATATCCGCACTATTACTTACTGCACCATTTGACGGGGCGCTAAATGTAGTACTTTTTCGCGTATACCCGCCACCACTAATCTCTGTCCCCGTGTCTGTTTCGTTAGGATTAGTAGAATATAATGCTACATATACTGTCGTAGGTGGTGTATATGCGACATTGCGTAAAGTCAAATTCAGTATTTTCTCTTCTAAATAATTACTCATTCCAGCCATAATATCAATTCCTTTCTAAATCCATTGTTCTGTATACTCAATAGTAACATTTTGTGGTGATACACCTGTAATATTAACATCATTATCACCAAGGCGTAGTTGTATAAAATCCCCATTAATATCTTTTAAAACATTTCCACCAGCGACTTTAGCTGTCATTTTGTCTGTATCAATTATTAATGTTTGCACATCACTTAAGGTAGCATTATAAGTGATGCTCTGATCACCAACAGTAATTGTCACAGGTTGAGATGTTGGGCCTGTTACGTTAATAATTATAGGACATTCTATATTACCACTATTAGTAATTACACCGTTACCAACATGCGTTTTAACTGTTGTTGATTTAATGTAAGGATCACTCATTTTAAGCGGTACAGTAAAATCAAGCGCATGTGGATATTGTATTGAATCCATTTGTCCACTATACTTTATATAATAAACCTTGTCTAAATCATCACTAAACACTAGCGGTTGCGGACCGTTTTTAGGCGTGAAGTATTGCACAAGTTTACGTTTAAAGGCATCACGTAGTTCTGGGGCAATATCAATAACACAGTGCAACTCTAAAATTCTAGAATCTAATCCCGTTCCCGCATCATATTCGCCATCTACTAGTGGTACACTTTCCGTATAATCACGCGTTCTTGGCAATAATTCAACCCGCGTATCACGTGTTACGATCGCACCAAGCGGCTGCAAAACATTATTGCCATCTACATAAAATACAGTTTTTACAGGCTGGTTTATAGTATCAACACCATGACCGTTATCGCTAAAACTTCCTTCATATAACCCTAACACATTATCAAAATTAAGTTTAGCAGTAGTATATTCGTCTATTGGTAGTGGCTGACCACTTGCATACGCAGCAGCGATTTCAGCATCAGTGCGTGCTATATTGGATATACGGAGGTCATCATGTTTAAACATACCGTTTGAATTACTACCAACAAATAATCGTGTAATATTGATATCACTATATGTCGACTGTGTTAGGTATGATCCATCTAAATATAATCGTACAAAATTATTCGTTTTTGACCATGTAAAGGCAACATGATGCCATTCGCCAATATTCCATGTTAAATTATCGAGTCCAGCCAACCAATGATTATTAAATACTAATTGATACATATCGCCATCATTTATATATAATAAGAACCCGCCATTCACATGATTTGGAACCGTCATAATTAACGCTTTATCGCCTTGACCTGCATTCAATCCAGTAGGTAATGGCTGTAATTTGTACAATGGAGATATCCATTGTTCTATCGTACCTTCAGACGAATTGATTGTATTACTTGGTATCTCTAAAACTTCACTAGCACGTACAGCTTGTGTTGTACTGTCATTCACATATATTACCGATGTAGCATATGGTTTTGCTTCAAACTGTATATCATCCCAATAGCCATCGCTAACACCATTTAATGTACTGTATATTCTTATTCTAGCCTGTGTAGTATTCGCTGGTGATGTCGCTGTAACAGCCTTACGTGTCCATACTGTTTCCGCAAAAGGTATTACGTATGGCGCTAATACATTGTTCCCACTGTCTAAAAAATCAATAGACATATATTGCGTACCACTGACTATTTTACAAAATGCAGATAACGTATATTTGGTATCAGCTGTTGCTGCTACAGTTTGTGATATTGTGGCCGATATAGTGTTACTGGTATCGTTAATACGTATAGCATAACTGCCAAAGTGTTTTTCGGTAGATTGAACTGTAACAGCACCACTTACAATCCACGCATTAGTATTGCCAGTTTCAAAACTAGCATTTTTGATTAAGTTTTTTGTTCCTTCTTCGATTAAAATAGGCATTTTCTCACCTGCCTTTGTCGATAAAATTATTTTATTAACACAAAAGATTTCAAGTTGTAAGAATGGCTTGAAATAGCCATTTTATAGCACGAATTTCACGATAAAATCGTTATTTTATAATGTAATTTCAACGTCGGCCATCTGACGCGCCTTGAGTATAGCATCTACTCTCTCCCAAAAAACTGCTATATGATTAGCAACCGCCGCTTGCAGACTTGCTTCATCGGTGAATTCGCTTGCTTCTATGCGGATAGGCTCGGTGAAATATATTTCTGTTTCATCATCGCTTTTTACAATGGCGGTGCTGTTGAGAGCGCCTGTTGAATCTGCTGTGAACGGGTTAGGGTCAAATATTATTTTCATGATTATCACCTTTCTAATCTATTAATTGTAATGATACGTCGTCAAAGTAAGCGGTACACGTCCCATATGTGCCTAGCAGCGGCTGAACATAATACGTATTCGCGTCTGTAGTAAATATATTTTCGACCACTTGATTATCCGACGTGGGCTTAACAACATTTCCCAGCACAGTGCTATTATATAATAGTAAATCTTTAAATGCAGGTTGTAGATATGGCGTATTATTGCCGTCGACATATCCGCTTAATCTAGCCTTTAGTTTGTACGTATTGTTAGGCAAAACTTTAATTGAGTATGTTCCTTCTTGCCTTGCCGCTTCAACAGCAACACCACTTGCTTCTGTAGCTATGCGTTTTATTCTGCCATTCTCATAAACAGAGCCATTCTTAAGATTCCATGCAGTGCTCCCATTATCAAACCCACCATTTACCACCATCTCGGCGTTCATATTGTCGAATATGGCATTCGCTGCCTCCACTGTGGTAATAACATTGTTTCGGTACAATGTTACACTTTCAATGAATGAATTGCTTTCCAATCCAACTGTATTCAACGATAGCGTATTAAATCCAGCTATGGATGGTTGTGTAGTTGCTGTTGCGCTTATTGTAGTTCCGTTGTTCAATCTAGCATATAAATACGTATTATTACCAGCACGTGTTAATACTATCTTAATGATCTTGTATCTAGCATGCTGTATTGCCGGTAGCTCAACATATGTCCATGTGCTACCTATTCTTTGTGCTGCTTGGATAATGCCACCGTTATTTTCCAATATACGTATTTCTGAATTTAAGCTTGACAGCCGCATCCATACAGCACCGCCTGATGGTACATTAGTATACTCAAAGTTTGGCGCAACCGCAAATGATATGCTAAATGTATCAGACAGTGGCTCAATAGCTAATCCTTGAGCATCAGCAGCTCTAGGTAAATCTGTAAACGTACTGCATGTGTTAGCGGATTCAAATTGAACATTTCTATACCATACCGTGCCAGCATCTCCAGCAGTGCTAGCACGTGCACGCAAAACTATTCGTGCTTTAGCTGCGTTTGAAGGTGGCGTTATGTTTTCAGTTCGATGTAATTTCCAATATGTGGTGGGGTCTTGAAGGCTCAGGGTGCTTTGGCTTATAACAGCGTCAGATATATCAAGCCACGTTATATATATATTGTTTTTGAATGTGCCTGCCAAAACGATACCGCGCGAAAGTACCTGAAAACTATATACTGTGGACGGAGATACTGTAATAATGGGGGTGCTTATAGCAGCAGTACCTACAGCAGTGCTTGCTGTAATATCTATTTTTTGTGCGTTATCATCAATTGAAAATACAGCTGTTATGCCAGCATCGTACCACGACGTAAAGCCATCAACGCGACCGTTTCCATCACTATCTGTATTCATTTTACTTGAAAATACTGGCGTACAAGCTCTTTCAATTAAAACTGCCATTATCTCACTTCCTCAATAAAATCAATATTTTAGGTTGCATTTTTTGTACCTAGAGACCAATAACGTGGTATATTACTATTGACCAATGTATAGTCAATGTTATACGCCTCGCTATTACGGGAATATATCATGTTTAAATCGCTAACAATGTCTGTCAAATTGGATTGTAACGGTAAGATTGGATAATCGGGTAAATTAGGTATTATGATTTGAACACCAATTGGTGCATTCCCAAAATATTCAGTACGCGTTTCAATAGCCAGATAGGACAGAGTAGCATCGCCTGACAATGCATAACTTACTGTATTAACACCACTAACAACCGCAGGATAATTACCACTAATAGTGCTGCTAACAAAGTTTTTCTCTACTTTTTGCCTTATACAATCAATAGTTACTATATCGGACAACGTTAACGAATTGTTATAAGTTAGTGTTTGATTATTTATAGTAATAGATATGCCGCCTGTTGAATTTGTCCCTTTAAAAATAATACGTAAATGATTATCAATATAATCAGGTAAATAAAAATTATAACTAGTATTCTCCGAAAATAACAGTATATCGTTAGCAATGTCGTCGTATTGGCTATAACACAAATTATTTACTAGCGGCCAACTAACGCCAACCTTTTGCACAGTAACATCGTCAGCAGAACACTTTGTACCCATATTCCAGAAACGAGGTATATTACTATTAGCTATACTATAATCTAAATTATACGCTTCACTATTACGTGTAAACGGAGAAGCAACAAACAAAATTACAAAAACATTGTCAAATAAACCTATATTGTCGAAACGAGGGGTATTAGCGGGCGTTTGTACCCCATCTTGTGTATATGCAATCGAATTACGTGTAAAACCCATATATAACGCCTACGTAATCGTAATTTCCAATGTAACTATCCATATTTCGCCCGCTACTTTAACACCTTGATTGGATACCAGTCTGTTTAATGATATATTCCCATTATCAACAGTGAATTCGTTCCACGTAAAATTTCCATTATTCGCATCGAACACGGCCCTAAAAATAACTTTTTGATTAGAGCCGTATATCGGGTAACCATATTCCATACGAGCGTATGCTTTATTAGTTCCTTGTAACCCTGTTTGTGAAGCATTAGCTGCAGCACTTCCATCACCTACACCAATACGTGCATTATAATAATCAAACAGTACAACAGAACCCCCACATAAAGTACTAAATATAGTATTAACACCCGTATTCAATAATAAATTACCTCTGATGCACACAGTATCATAGGGGCTATTTGTCTTATAGCCCCATATATCTTTATATTTTTCAATTGTCCATACCGGACACCACACACCATGATCCATTATCAAGAAATACCACCAGCTCTCATAACATTTTTTGCAGCCCTTGTTAAAGTGCGCCCTATAATGTCAACATCTAGTTCGTCATCCAAGTATGTGTTTTCGGACCTGAACATAGTGTCAATATTAATAGCGGGAGTTTGATTATTGCCAGACAACTTATTGAGCGAATTCGTTGATAACACACCGATTAGCGTTTGTAACTGTTTAGATAAATTAGGTGGGAATATCAGCTCGCCAGGTTTTAGTTCTGCAATACCATATGACATAGTTAATGCTCCGGTATGTGCTTTAGGAATCACCAACACTTGCCCTGGTCGAATCAGATTTGGGTTACTGCCAATCAGTTTTTTATTTGCTTCATATATTTTTTGCCATGTAGTTTTATATTTAGCGGCAATACCACTTAATGTATCACCAGCTTTAACAGTATACTTGGTTTGGACAGGAGCCGTAGGTTTTGCAGGAGCAGGGGCAGGGGATGTTGGCTGTGACGGGGCGGGAGTAGGCGTAGGTTGTGCAGGAGCAGGGGCTGGCGGCGCAGCTTGTTGTCCTGCTTCAGACGGGCTAATACCAGGAATAACTGCCATAGCCTCTCTGGTTTTTTGAATAATTTCATCAAGAGTATTTTTTATACCGTCTAAATTCCCACTATTAAAACCATCAATCAATGCCTGCATCCATTTCATACCCATTTCAAGCCAGTCATCTTGATATGTTGCCGCATCGGATATAATATTCATATTGGTATCATTAAACGCATTTTCAATATCCTGCAATGCATCTTCTACTATCTTTTTTTGTTCGTCCGCTTTTTGTTGTATATCATCAATTTCATCTTGTAACTGTTTCCTGCGGTCTTGACGCGCCCACTTTTCTTGTTGATTCCGCCACTGTATGTTTTCTTCTTCTATCTGTTTTTGAATGTCTGCAATAGCTTCCAGATGCTCTTTACCAGTACGTATCTGATGATATTGTAATTCTTCATACAGTTCCTGTAATTTCTTATTGTGTTGGCGCTCAGATTCTTCTCTGTCGGCGGCAGTCTCTTCTTCGTCGAGTTCGTCTAATAACTTTTGACGAATAGCTATCTCTTTATCAGCAGCAGCCTGTATATTATCAATACGCTTCTTATTAGCCTCACGCACTTTATCCAGTTGTTCTTCTAGCAATTTACGATTAAGACTAAATAATTCTTCTTGTAATTTTTCCTGTTCTTTAACAGTACCTTTCCACTCTTTAAGAAGCTTTTGGTAAAATTCAATTTGCTGTTGTGTATTCCAACGTCCCATTGCGATCTGGTGTCGCGCTGTTTCCATGGCCTTATCAGCTACATCATCATAAAACTCCTGAATCTGATTGCTGGTTTTGTTATATAATTCAATTTGGGCATCGTATATACTATTTTGGATATCTGTTGCTTTGTTTTGCAAATCTTCCCAATTACTAATAAGCTGCTGAAACAGCGCTTTGCGATCTTCATATGCCTGTTGGTCTTTTTCCGATTTAAATGTTTTTGTGGGGAACATTTGTTCAAATCTTTTTTGGATATCGATTTGACTCATGCCGACAAAATTAAACCCGAACGTCTTTTGAAACTGCGCTTGTACTTGGTTCTGTAAATTAAGAGTATTTTTATAATTAGTTTCCAACACAGCAATACGTTTTTTTTGCTGATCCAACAAGGTGTTTTGGAGCTTAAGAGCCTCCGCTAAACTGTTTTTATCACCTTTTGCAAGCAGCATTTCTATTTTTTTAGCTGTAGTTTCAACCAAATCATCTTGTTCTTCTAAACGTCTGTTAATTTCTTTAAGCGCTGTTTGATATTTGTCAGCCGCCTTCATTTCAACGGTATATGTCGGAGTAGATGTTTTAGTGCCGCTAGTTTTAGGCGTTTTGGTTTTAGGAATTTTGGTTTTAGGAA